CTTACACAATGACCTGTACCAATATCCACATTACCTGTAATGTCTTTGTCCATTAATAAGATTATACCATCAGTTAGATCTTCTAAATGAATAAAATCTCTTTGATGATTTGTTGTATATTCTAGTGTGCCGTTAAGTAATTTATCAAAGAACATTTTAGCTCTTGGACTTTCACTATACACTGTATGAAAACGCATAAACAAAACATTAGGGTGTGGAATGTTTTCGATTATATTCTTGCTTGCGGCATATGGATTCAAGTGTGGTTCGTATTGAGAACTTGAACCTGCTACAAGCACTCTTACATTTTTATAATTGTCTAGTATTCTTTTTGTACCTTCTACATTTGTATTCCAGTATTTTGCCGGATCTGCAAGACTTTCTCTTACACCTCCGATACCTGCTAAGTGGATAACAAAATCAACTTTAGGCAATGGTGCTGTTAGGATGTCGGTACCTTCTTTTATATCTATACCAACTACTTCGTGTCCGTCTACTACTAATTTTTCATATAGTCTGGAACCGATAAATCCTAAATGACCTGTTAACAGTATTTTCATTTATCTTTCCTTATCTCTTTGTTGCTTTGTACAGCAGTTTGTAATGTAGGTAGTGTAGCGCCAAGAACGTTTGCAGAGTACAGTAATGCTTCCGTATCTTTCGGAAAACATGCTCCACCAAAACCTTTGTCGCCGTCTGGACCAGGAACATGCATATGACTATGTGTAATCCTTTCGTCCATTCCTACCAATGCCTTAACTTGGTTATAATCTATGCCTGCTGTTTTACATAAATTAAATACTTCATTAAAGAAAGCAACTTTAGTTGCTAAAAAACTATTTCTTAAATATTTTGTAAAAATTAATTCTTCTACTGTAGCATATATTGGATCAAAACCTTTACATAAAATAAACACATCGTTCCAAAATTCTACATTGCCTCCACCAAACAACATTTTGGTTTGATTCTTAAAATCTTGATTAGCATTTGCCGCAGTCAAAAATTCAGGACTAAATGTTATTTCTTTTCCTTGCGGTAATAAATCTTTACGCCAACCTTCTAAACTTATTGTACTTTTTATTAGTATAGGTTTATCTTTTGGACATGCTTTAATAACTGTTTCAACAATAGTCATATTACATGCTCCTGTAACTGTTGCTGGTGTCGGAACACAAACAATATAACCGTCGCTGTCATTATCAATAATGTTATCGTTAAATTCAGGATCAACAATTTTTACTTCGTGGTAGTCTTTGAGTACTTCGTATACAGCTTTACCGACAAACCCGTACCCAATTAAAGTTAGTTTCATTTAGTCTCCTTTTTTGATTGCAATTTAGGATGGGGTGTTTTATCGTTATAGATATCACCAGCTAATGCTTGTACTTGTTCTACAAGATATGTAACCTTATCGACATCATATTCTTTGTCGTGGCTTTTATATTTTTCTCTATGTGCTTGTACGGCAAGTCCATGCATAGCACTAACTTTGTCCATTAGTTGTTGTATTGTGTGTTGCATCTTTCCTCCTTTTACTCTCCAAATTCAAATAGACTACCAAATGTTGTATTTTGTTTTGTATCTTCTAATGGATAGTCTAGAACACCAATCAAGTTGTCTAGTTTGTTGTCAATAATAGTTTCTGCCATTGCCGCATCATCAAATGGCAACTCTTTAAACCAATCTGGAATACGCAATTCATCTGTTGGATACGCAACGCTTGTGTAACCTAATGGATTTTGTTTTAGTTTGCAAACAATAACTTTCATACCATCTACAATCTCTTGCGAGTACTTGTCACCGTTCATACGTTTAAGTGTATTCCAGTTGATACTTGCTCTTACGTGTCCAGGCATGTTTGCTTTGCCTTGTTTTTCTTCAAGACGTTGATAGTGTCCAATTTTGTTTGCACGTTTAGGCGAACCTTTCTCCCAACCTGGGCGATCACTAAATTCTTTACGGAATTCTGTAATACGATCTAGTACTTCTTTTTGTGGAACTTCAGTAAGCACCATTAATAGTAGTTCGCTTAGAAACTGTTGCATGAACACAGGAGTATCTGACCTACGCAAGTCCAAGCCCATTGCTTTAACCTTGCCTGGACTGTCTTCCGAGTCACTTCTAAATCCTTCAATATCATATACAAGTGCCGCATAACGTTTCTTAGTGATATACAAGCCTGATTGTGCTACAATTTCTCTACCTGCCGCAATTACATCACTACGTGACTTAGGACAATGAAATGCATTATACATAAACTTCTCAAATGTTTCATTTGCCGCTTCACAAACTTGATCATATAGTGTAATTACATTGTCTTTTGACCAAGGAATCTCGCCTTTATCAATTTGATCTCTTAGTGTCGGATAAGCACTAAAGTAAACAGAGTCTGTATCTCCATAAATTACTGATTCGCCTACATGATCATATGTGCCTGTAATTACTTTGTTAACTTCAGCACTCATATGCTTAACAATAGTCCGACCTGATAGTGTAGTTGACTGTCCGATACGTTTATCAAAAAATCTACAGCCCGGATTAAGTATAGCACCATATAAACTGTTCAAGTTAATCTTCTTAACAAGCTGACGCTTATCCCAATACTCTATTTCAGTCTTGTTATCAGCATCTTTTGCTTTCTTTAGCATTCCTTGTAATTCTTTACGTTCACTATACCAACGTTTAAGTAATCCTGGTATAACACCTTCGTGTTCTGTAGTAAAGATTGTACCATTAGAACTAAGCATCCAAGGCTTATTACTATCAAAAATTACTTTGTATATTTCTGCACCGCTTAGAACATCACTTTGTCCGTTTTCCCAATCAACAGTAAGTGGAACATCACGTTTTTGTTCCATAACTGCTTCATATTCTTCTGTCGAAAAACGTCCTTCCCAGCTACCTGCAAATGATTTCTTCTTAAGGCCCATATCTTCTTGAACACGGCTTTCACTTATTTCAGGACGTATTTGTCCTATAATAGTTGCAGGATCCATATTCAATGCACGAATAACACTTGGATACAGACTGTTCAAGTCCATAGAGCCAATCCATTTGTGCAAGCCTTTTTTCGGAAACGCAACATATGCACCTGCGGCTTGTGTGTTTTCTTCGTCACGATGTGGACGATTAGGTACTTGCATACCACGTCTATGTGCTTCGTTTACAATCGCTTGCTCTGTAACTGCAACAGCACCCATAGTGGTCTGTAGCAAAACAGTATTTGCATGAGCTAGTTCATTACTTAGATCAATAAATCTTAGTTTTTTGTCCAGCTTGTCCAGTAGTGCGGTATCTTGTATGTTGTATTCAATGAACTTTCTAAAGTCATTGTTGTACAGTTGATCCAAAGTGCCTTCATATGGAACTTTGTTCTCTCCAACTTCGATTTCGCCAATGGCATCAAGTCTATATGTGTGTCTTTCTTCATATGTGTATTTACGATAAAGTTCTAAACTATCTAGATGTACTCTACCTATTAGGTCAAAGGTTACAGCTGATTTACCATACTTCTCATATTCACGTTTCTTAGGAAGTTGTCCCCATAAACAAAAACGCCTTGTATCATCTTTGCTTAATACACGGCTAGTTCTGTTTACAGTATACGGAATATCATAACCTTCACTGTTCCAACCTGACAAAATATCAGCATCTTCAATCAGTGTTAAGAAAGTGTCAATCATTTCACTTTCTTTTTCAAACAACATTACGTTGTCAATACCTTCTAGTTCTGCTTTTGCTTCGGACATTGTAAGAGTCTTAGGAGGAACTGCTAAACAGATCATTGTTTCCATCCACTGCAAGTATACACTAATACTTGTAATAGGCATAAACGGATCTGCCGGATCAGCAAAGCCACGCTCTGGATCAAAGTCAGTCTCAATATCAAAAAATGCAATGTTTAGTTTAGGAGCATCTTGATTAAGATAGTTTTCACTTAGGCATTGGAAGATAGGATTGATATCGCTTTCAAACATCTTCTTGCCTTTGTTTATTGCAAGTTCTTTACGAAACTCTTTTGTATTTTTACATACAATTCTGCTTATAGGATCACCATAGATACTTTTGTGTTTGCCTTTTGGATCTTCATAGTAAAATGTATATTTGATAGGATACTCAGTATACTTTCTTTTGCCGTCTTTGCGTTCTACAACACGGACAATATCGCTATCTCTATCAAATAATGCGTCTACGTAACTCAATTAATTCTCCCTATACGTAATGTCGTTAATGTTTCCTGCTAAAATATATCTTGTTGTGTTTACAGGATATACTTTATGATGTATGGTACTAGGAAACATAACTACCATATCATTATATACTGGTAAGTTGACTTCGTCAACCGGAAAGATTTCATTTTTGGATTGTTGCATTTCAACAAACGTAAGCGGATTATTACTTTCTCCAACATCTAAGTAATATACCCAACTACAACGACTTAATGTACCATGCTCATGTTGTGGACAACCTTGTCCAGGCAAGCTCTCTTGAAACCATACTTCTGCATCAATATCTAAGTTACTAGTATCAGGCCATACTTGATCAGTTATAAACTTAGGACCTCGAGGACCTACAACATTATGGCAATACCATAAATGTATTTGATCTAATAAAGGATTAAGTATATCATGATCAAGATGTATGTCATGCTCAGTCTTCCAAGACTCATTAGTAGGCTGACTCTCACCTTTTAATTTAAGAAAATATTCAACAATAGATTGTCTAGATTGTTTGCTTACCCCTAATGGACCGTGCCGAATAGCAGTGGGGTGCGAGATGTATAGTGTACTACAACTTAACTTCATATTTTCCTACGTTGCTTGTGGCCAACTTAACCTTCTACATGCCTAGCTATTGCTATTGGCGTTATTATTATTTATTAAAACAGTAAACCCGCAACATAAATTACGGTTAGTCCTGAATTTAATACTACTAAACTTCTTTCTTTCCACAAAAGACCTATTAATACCCACAATGTATTACTACCAATAAAGGCGTAGATATACCAAGGGTATATATTAAAAGCGGCCATTGTAGCGGCAACTAGTAGACATGCCGTACTAAACCATGCTAATGGTTGATAAGGTTTTACCACCATGATGCGGCAACTCCATAACCAAATACATTAACACATACAAACCAACCTGTTAACAACATAACCCATGCCGCACCTCTACGCATTGAAGCATAGCATTGTGTTATACTTCCTACAAAAAATGCAGGATATACTATTAACATGTTAGGATCTTTAGCAGTTAGTGCCAAAGTCAAACTAGCACCTACAGTAAAGATGAAACTGACAAGTTCAAATGCAAATGCAATCTTGTCACTCTTATAACTATTAATCCAAAAGTCTTTTACCTTTTGCATTACGGTTTATCTTTTCCAACTGTAACAACAAGTGTTTCTAAGTCGTCAAACTCATCAGCAACCTTTTCCCAATCGCCTTTGTGTGCAACTTTAATTGCCTTGTTAATAAGAGCTGGTTTGATATCCAATTCTTCTGCTATTGCTTTAACAGTTTCTTTAAGACCTGTGCTTAGATCTTCAATTTCACGTAACACTGTAGCACCTTCGTTAACCAAACGTTCTAGTTTAGCCTTCTCGTCGCCACCGTATACTCTATCACTCATAAGATTCTCCTTTAGTTTAAGTTAAATTATACATTATTTTAGGGTGTTTGTCAAGCGTTATTTTTACCAATTATCTTGGCGGACAAATCTCAAAACCGTTGATTTGCTTCTTATATTCATCTGCATAGCCAATGTATATGTACTTAACGCCTTTGGCTTTATAGTATGCACATTCGTGGCGTAGGCTCTTCAAACCTAAGAACAACTTAGGATTTGAGTAGTTCCAAGCAAACTGTATTGCTTCTACATTATGTTTATTGAAGTTATGATAAAAACTAAATGCAACAAGTTTTTTATTACTATAGTATCCAATTATGTCGCTTCTTGGAGCACATAAGTCTTCGTTAAATAATGGCATTACACTTTCAAACTCTTTGTGCTTACAATACTGATCGTATATTTCTTGTAATTCTTCTACTGGAGGATGTTCAAAAACAACTGCGGAT